TTGTGCATGTTGGCATCCATGACCCAACGCTCTAATATAAAGTGTGGATCATTCATTTCATTCACCACATGGCTGACCATTTCTGTGGCCTGGCGTGCTGCGTGTTCATCATCTTCGCCGTCGGCCACAAATTCAAAGTTGATTTCGCCGTTGGGTGCCAGGCCCTTGGTGATCACAGCAGTGGCATAATCCACCACAGGCTTCACAGAAGGGTGGATGTAGTCAATGCCATTCACAGGTGCTGTGCTGTCTGTCACAGCCAGGCACAGATAGTGGTAATCGCTGGCTCTGTTGATGGCATTTTTTGTGCCCAGATAGCGCAGGTAAGAAGCCATTTTCACATCCATCAGATTCTTCATACGCACAAAATTGGCGTTGATCTTGCGATTCTGATTGATGTCTGAAATGGGTATATTTTTGATGTCTAACATTGACTTTTCCTCTTGATATGTTATTTAGCGGCACCTGGTTTTGCACCCGGTTTAGCTGGCTAATGCAAATGTTCAGGTGGTAGATCACCATGTGCAGCCAACCAACAGGCATGGCAGCTCATTCGAGGTTGATCTTGAGGAAACAACCATGTCTCATGTTCAATGCCAGCATGATCCAGGGTAGGCAACAGATGGTTCAGATGCACACCGCACACTGCTGTGGTTGTGCCACCCATGAGAACTATCCACATGGCTGGACTGATCATCGTTGGTATTTCAAGGTTAAAAAGGTTCGCATGGCACCAGGTTCGGGCGCTACTTCATCCAGGAATTGATCAAAGGTCATGGTGCGACCATCTATCATGAATCGGTGCTGGCGTTCAGCTGCCATCTGGTTGAACATGCCTGCGTTGTATTGCTGGTGCTGCCATTGCTGTGCGTATTGCTGTGCGTATTGCTGTGCATAGCTGTTGGCCGACTGACTATTGGCCAGATGTGATGATCCTAATAGTGAGTTAAACATGCGGGTCCTTTCATGATCTTTCATAGATACTGATACTGCGGTCTTTGTGACCTGTGCTGCCTCTATACAAGATAGCACCTGTTTCACGCCACTCTGAATTTTTGTAAAAAGGTCGTTGCCAGTCCAACCATACAATGTGTGCTCCAGGTGCTGATGCTGTGTATAATTCATTAAACACTCGTTTGATATTCAATGATTCAGCAGGGCAGTTGTAGCGTGTGTTATATTCTTTCAGTCGTTCTTCACCATAGGGAGGATCACATACCCATAAGTCATGTGGTGCAACAGCATGTTTTGAGATTTCTCTTGCATCGCCATACACCGTGGCTGTGTCTTGTGGATTGATATCGTATTTTGTGCCAGGCAGTGCAGTGACATCTGCTTGTCCAGCATAGAGATGTGCCACTGATGTCTTGTCTGGAAACAAGGCAGCAATTCTTTTTAGATAGTTGCCTTGATAGCCACCGTAGTAATCGTTGGCTTTGGCATAGTTGTTGCCCAGGTATATGGTGCCTACAATGCGATCATCTGAACCGCAGTGAAGTTCCCAGCCTTTGCCGGCGGCATTGTATGCGCTGACTCTGAGTTGATTGTTCATGTGGTCCTTTTCATACACTTATTTATACAAAACCTCTATCCTGCTGGATTATAGCTTTTCTTCCAGGCTGGTTTGGCGGAATCATCTCGAGTGACATAACGATCTCGTTGTGCTGCCATGCGTTGTGCTGCGGTCTTGTTGTCCCAGGGTTCGGCTATGCCTTGCAAGCAGGCCATCACAGCGTATCTTGCAGAGTCAATGCAGTCGTCTGGATCACTAAATCTACCCTGGCTATCCACATAGTAGTTCTGTGCTTCTCTCAAGAAATCCACGCAGTTCTCATTCACATGCAAACTGCCCACTTCCAACATCTGTCGCATCTGGTTGATACCATAGCTTCGGTGATTGTTGCGTCGGCCTTGATCATCTGGCGGATTCATTATGGCACCTGGCACCACATTCAAGCCATAACTCTCAAACAGCTCGCGTATGCTGGCACTGCTCATGGTGTAGCGTCCAGCTGTGTTGGCATCTGCAGGCAACACTATGGGTGTGCCATGCACTTCAGGCCGCAACAGGTGATTCACATACTGCGTGGGCACAGCTTCTTCAATGCCCTGCACCACGATCTGTCGATGCAGCCAGGCTTCTCGTTCGTATGGATCCCAATACATGAGTGTGATCACGGTCTTGTCATTGACCAAGCCCAGGTCCAGGGCAATCACACGCTGTATGTTGCTCATTTCATTGAATAAAAAATCACCTGACCGGTAAGTGGGCCAATGCTGTATCTGGAACACAGCACCTTTGCCCATGATGGGTCGTCCCTGCATGCGAGCTTCGCGCTCGTGTGGCAGGTAGTCGCGTTCCAGCTGGCGGCGTGTGGTCTTGAGCAAGAATGGTTCGCCCCAGAGATCATATTCAGGCACATCATCCCAGCTCACACGGATGTAATCATAACCTTCTTCACGATTCCAGAATTTTGATACCAGGCCATTCAGTCCTTTCAGCGGTGTAAAGCTGCACAGGATGCGACCTTGTGTGGTGGCTGTTCTGGTCACAATCTCTGAAAAGAAGTCATCCGGTGGCTGTTCATCAAACACTGCCAGATCCAGTTTGAAACCCTGCAGTTGCCGCACCTCTTGGGTGTAGTTGGCAAACAACAAGTAGCTGTGGCCACCACTCACATGCTCAATCTCAATGCCTATGGCATTGGCACCATCCCCTCGCATGGTGTCTGTGCGTATGAGATTTCTTGGGATGGCTCCTGTGCCAATGTTGTCGCGGATCTTGATGTCAGGTGTGCCCAACAATTCTTGTTGCAGCACCAGGGCCACTTGACTCCATCCTTCACCGGCCACCATGCAGGTTATGGCACGATCAAAACGCTGACCCTGCCACCAGCCTGGATAGATACCCGTCAAGTGCATGGCAGTTTCATAACAGGTAGAGACCGTTTTGCCGATCCTGTTGGCTGCCAGGATGCCTCTGCGGTCGCTGTGAGTCTGGAAAAATGCCTTTTGGTGATCAAACGGTCTGAAATACCGCAGTTGATTGTATCTCATGTCATCGGCCACCGTCATCACCAAGTCCTGGAACCGGTCCAGGGTCACATGATCAAACTGCTGTATGCTGTCGGGCTTGAGGTTGTGCTGATCGCATGTGTATCGCACAGCACGACGCATGAGCACGCTGGGATCAATCATGCTACACCCTGGCAGGCATGGGCCAATTGGCTCGTAGGCTTTCCAGGTTCAGCAGGGCCTGTGTGAGATCCACAATCTCCTGTGTGCTACCAATCCAGGTGTGCGGATCTTCCAACAGCACACCAGGTGGTTTGCTCAACAGCACACCCAGGCGTTCCATTGACAATCGCATGGCATGTTCAATGTGTCCAGGCAAGCGTTGCACAAATGCTTCACGATTCACAGCATTGACTTTCTGTAATATCTTGGTTTCATCCGCACGGCGTGATTCCACTGCATTGTGTATCATGCCATCTCGCATGGTGTGGTCGGTGGTCATTGTGATAGATCCCAAGGATTGGCAGCAGCACGCTGATCCAGGCTGATGAAGTCTCGATCAATGTAGCGCACCCATTGGTTTGAATCATTGTAGCGCAGGGTCTGCATCATGGCTTTGAGTCGTCGGCCAATCACTGTGAGTGTGAGGTCTTCTCGCTGCACGATCTGTTCGCCTGTTCTTGGATCTACCCATTTGATAATTTCGGGTCTCATGCGGCCAAACTTGTCAATCTTTTCACCCCATGGTCGTGGTTCAATTGGTCCTATCACTTCATAGGTGATCACGCTGTTGGGATACTTGCGGAATATGCAGTGCATCTTGGCACCGCGAGCATGGTATTCAGCGTCTGAATGTGGCACAAAGGCTGTGAAGAATTCATTCTGCACGGTTTCTCTTGGGGGAATGCCAGGGTCTCTTGGTGGCAGGTCTTTCATGGGCTCTTCAGGCACCAGGTCAGCCCGGTCCAGGTATGGATTGCCTTCACCAATGTATTTGGCATCCACAGGAGTGCCATTCAGCACATCCATGGCCACTTGGTATTTCAGCTTGTTGGCACGACCTTTCAGTGTCAAGACCACCTGTGTTTGGTCAAACACAAAGCGTTCAAGATCAGTGGCAGTGGGAAAGTCTGTCATCA